CAGACATTTTGCCTTTGTTGATGTTCTCTCGATGTCTTGCCATGAATGAAGCTCTGCGCTTGCGGTCTGCTTCAGACTCGCCTTCACGCTTTGGACTACCGCTCACACCCTGCTGGCCGAAGCGGATCGTCTTAATCTCGTCGCCTACTTTGGCAACAACAACATGGGATTTTGTAGGATGGCTCGGAGTGCGCTTTGGCTTGTTGAAGCCTTCTACGCCAACTCTTTCTAATCGCGGGTCTTTTGCTTTTGGCATGATTCACCCCAGATGATAATGGTGACGCACCCCAGAAGATGCGCCACCATTGTACCACTACTTACACGCCAAACCCCTGCCCGGACATCAGCGGGTTGAAGCAGGCATACGCAGGCAGAAGGTCGAAACGAATCTGCTGCTTGTTGGTGTCACCTGAACTGTACTTGCTGATGCGGATGGACATACCGTCAGAGGTAGTCGCAACAGTGTCAGTGGAGTACAGCTTTGGCAGCTTCACAGTGCCCATGCCGAACGCTTGCTTGGCATAGAACAGGTTGGGCTGGTACAGGGTTGCAGTGGCAGACACGATTGTAATCACAGCGCCGTTAGCAGGTGCAGCAGTTACAGTGTTGTACTGACCAGTTGCTTCGTAGATCGCAGGGCCAGCCACTACTAGGGTGCCTTCACCAGACGCGCCAAGAGTAACGTCAGCAGTCACAACACCAGTCCATGCCACGTTGCCGCCAGTTGCACTGACCATCGCTTGACGGGTAGAGCAATTGAGACGGTTGACGCTTGCAATGGTGACCAGTTCGCCAGCCTTCACAACCATGTTTGCTTGGAACCCAGTGACCGCCAGAGACTGGGTCATTGTGTCCTTTGCAGTCACGTAGGTTGCGTCAGGTGCAGCACTCAGCGTACCGGCACGGTCTGCACCAGAGCTTGATGTAAAGCTCGCCAGAGTCGTTGCAGACAATGCACGAAGACCACCGAAGTTGGTGCTGATCTGGGCATTCTCCCACGCTGTACGAATCAGGCTGTCAACAGAGTTGAGACCTGACTGAGCAGAGGCCAGTGTTGCTACTGTGAAGGGGTTCATCAGGTAGTAACGATCCACACTAGGATCAATACCCATTGAGTCCATGAACGCAGCAGCGCCAGCCACATCAGACCACGCATCCACTGCTGTGCCGTGGGTACCATAACGCAGTGAGCTGTTCTTCAGCATGAAGGATGCGAAGTCCAGTTCGAGGTCGGTCACGATACGGCGAGCCATCGGAGCCAGAATGTCTTCGAGCTGATCCAGTTGCAGAGCCTCTTCCACATTGCCCCATTCGGTAGCAGCAGTGAAGTAGTTCTGGACAGTACCAGTGGCTTTACCGGCAATGATCTCGCTCTTGGTAGACGCGGAGATGTCACCGCCAGAGGTGCGGATGGTCTTGTAGTCATGGGGACGCTTGAAGTCCACAGTGCTACCAGATGACGGGTTGAACTTGTCAGCCAGAAGCTGAGTGTCAACCGTCTTTGTGATTACCCGTGAGTTCTCGAAAGCATCAAGGAACACACGGGCGACTTTCCGAGTTACGTTACTACTGAGATTATTAGCCATTTTTATTCACCTATTCAAAAGTTGCGCCCCTTGGCCCCTTCGGTTTTGGTGCAATCCCAGTGGGTTGCGGTTGCCGAATAGGATTAGGGACATTAGTTAGTCTTGGTTTCAGGGCAGCAGCTTTCGACTTGATGAGTGTCGCAATCCTTACAGCAGCTTGTGTTGGATGCATGTATCGCAGGTTGTCCAGTTCTTGGACGTTCTGCGATAAATACTTAGTGATCAGTGGCCCCTGGTCATCGTCTAAGATGTACTGCACCAGAGAGTCATCAATCCCGAAATTCCCAACAACAGCGCCAGCGGCTTGCAGTTCGTCTGGTCTAATCCCTAGCGTCTTTGCACGCTCAGAATAAGACTGGACTTTCTCTACCAATACCTCTTGCTGCTTTTGCGCGGCCTGCTCTGCTACAGCTCGTCGGTGTTGTTCAACCATCTGCTGTTGTGCATCGTAGGACGCCACGGATATCAACGCCTGTTCACGCTCCCGAACCTTTCGCCTGTATTCCTCATCGGTTACAGCGAACGGGTCTGGCATGTCAGGTATAAATGGCCGTGACCGAGTTTCAGTTTTCTGGAATTCTTCAAGCTGTTTTCGGAGTTGTTCGGTCTCACGCTCTTTTTCACGGAGCTTGAATACCTTTTTTCCGATTGCCTCGTCGAATATCCGCTGCTGTTGCTCGGTGAAGATAGGTTTATCGTGGGTCTCCCCACTATCCGTTGACGGTTCGGCAGCAGTTTCCTGCTCCTCAGACTCTACCTCTTGAACCTCTTGAATGACCTCAGTCTCCTGAGTCTCATCGCCGACTTCAATTTGGTAACGGTCTGGTTGCGTCATAGGTGCCCTTGTAGGTGATAGCCCAGAAAAGGTCTGGTGGCCTGTAGGCAGGGTGACACAATGTGACGTTTATTGTCAATAGGTGACAGAATTTGTCACTTTTTTGTTTGAGGATTTGGCAATCTCAACGACATAGGAACCCCAGACATGCCATCTTGATAATCATCAATATCGAATCCTACCGACTCGTAAAGGCGAACAAGATCGCTTAGATTCGTTTCCCGATCTAGTGGCTCTGCTAGCAATCTGACATCCATGCCGGGGTGCTGAGTAGCCATATCATTCAGCCCTTCTTGCAATACTTTTCTTGCGATCCCTTGCCCCCTGTTTTGCGGATCAATGTAGAGCTTGTCTAGCAGAATGAACGGCTCTTCTGGAAATCCTCGCTCTACCGCATCCTGACCGCCATCAACCCACCATTTCAATTCATTCCGCCCCGGCAACGTGCTGATTGTTTTAGCAGCCTGAGACATATCCAAGGCATCAGCAGCCTTCTCAGCAGTCTTTATGCCAGCAGCGCCAGGTACAAACGGCAGAATCCCTGCCAGCGACATTCCGGCGTTCAGCATGGTTCGTTCTTCAGGGTAGGCAGCGTACATAGCAGCGTCAGACACAGCGCCAGCCACATCACCGACGACAGGGATCGGAGCCGTAGCCAGAGCCATACCGCCAAGCATGTCAGCCATCGCCTGACCTGCGGTTTTGGTTTGTGCCTGCCTGACATAAGGCTCCATGCCGATCCTCGCCCTGCGCGCATCCATGCGTTCCTGCTGCATGTTGCGTGGGGGGTTCATGCCGTTTGATTTATAGCCGCCTTCCGCAAACGCCTGCGCCATCCTCTGCGCTTCTGTCTCTAACGGATTGCCGATAATCCTACGCAGTGCTGACTGTGCCATTAGTCCTCCTCAAACTTTTTTTCTTCCCACGCCTGACATACTCGCAGGTTGTGGCAAATGAACTCAAACTTCGTACAGTAACCACGGCCACCACCGTCAGCGTCATACTCATCCTCTGAGACGGCCTCCATCATCTCCATTGATTCCGGGGTGTTGTTGAAATACTCACAGTTTGCGCACAGTTGACGGCGAGCCTCTGCTGGACTAACGCTCCAAATCTTAGCCATCTGACGCCAGTAGTCTTTGTTATCGCTGGTTGTTTCTTCCGGCCCAAAGCTCCAATTGGCAATGACGTTATCCCTGTTTGCCTTGTTAGCCTTTTCAGTCAGCGGTTCTTCTGACTCAATGACGATAGTAATCCCGCCTAATGGATTCATTGTTGACCCCTGAATGGATTGAGTGCGCTGACCACCTTTAGCTGGTTGTCGATCTGCATCCCTTGCGCTTGGATGGAATCCTTCTGAATCCTCACGCCAGCTTCTTGTGCTTTGATCTGTGTGTTCAACCTCTGAGTCTCAGCATTGAACCCATCCAACTGTACGTTGGCCTGATCCATCTGCATTGACGCTTGGAACTTCTGCGTCTCAAGCTGAATCCTGGCAGTCTCAAGTTGCAACTTCTGCACCTCTACCTGCGCCCTCATCTGCTCTGCTTGCGCCTTTGCCATCTCGGCCTGCGCCAGAACCATGTTAGGGTCTTGCTGCTGACCCTGATTCTGCTGCTGCTGCTGCATCTGCTGAGTTTCTTCCTCAGTCATCTGACTGGCAGGGATAAGACCCTGTGACAGCATCTGTAGCCGTTTTCTTTCACCGATCTGCATCGCGGCTGATGTCGGGATTGCATTCAACAGGATGTCACCAGACATGCCTATGATCGAAGGATCAACCTTGGCAATCTCAATAATTGTCTCAATGGTCTCCTGTTGCTTGTTCCTGAAACTTGGGCCGGCGCGACAGGTAATACTGTATTGACCCTTTGTGAGATCGTTCAGCGTGACAGGTTCGCCGGTTTGATTATCAATCACCGTGTCATTCAGCGTGATCATCTCTGCCGTGTTGTCTTCGTAGAGAAGCCGTACAGTCCTGCGAGTGTCATAGACTTTCGGGATTGTTTTAACCAGTAGATCACCAGTGGCAGCGATAGCGGTTTCCAATGCCCTAAAGTATTTCACGGTGCCGTTGTCGCCCTTGCTCTGTAGCCTCTCAATAGCCACACCAGACTGAAGACCAGGATTGTCACCCATGTTTGCAGCGAACATCCCAGCGGTCTGACCGATCAACTGTCTCATTGATTCGGAGATCGTCCTGAGACCTGGGTTTACCATTGCACCAC